CTGAGCTTGAAACCGCAGGAGCAAATTTTTTCGAAGCCGCAATGAATCTGAGTAAAGAAATCGCTAAAAAGGGAGCTCAGGGCGAATCGCTTTCCGATGCGGAAATCCAGTTTGTGAAATCATCTACATTGTTCTTTATTCAAGGTTTGCTAGTGGGGGTGAGTCAGCGTGCCAATCCCTGATGAAATTCTGGACTTTTTGGCCGAACAGTATAACCGCGCATGCATCGATTCTACACGGCTGCCGTTCGTCACCTGGGCGGCGGTGGAAGCGGAAAAGCTGGGTTGGAGGATTTGAAAGTGGGGTGACCCGGTCATGACACGGAAACAACGTCTTCGCATATGCGGGAATTTATTGCAACTGGAAGAAACGGCAAAGTCGGTACGCATTCGGGAAGTATATCGAAAGCAATTTGAGCGTCAACATGCACGCCTAAAAAAAGAGCAGCCGCACAAGACGACTGCGTAAAAGAAATTCAACCATATTGCTATTATAGCACATCATACGAAAGGCGGAATAGGACGTGTCAAAAGTGGAATATCTTCGCATTTTGACTACGTGTGAAGTCTGCGGGCAGGAAGCACATCCCAAATTCATCCGTGAATGGAACGATCGTGACGTGTGCGTATACTGCCTAAATGAAATTCATGATAGTTACATTGAAATCAAGGAGGATTTATATGCCAATCAATTTGACGATTACTGCTGAAAATGTGGTCGAACTGCGGCAAGCGCTACGGGATCTGGCCGATTTGACCATCCAATCGAATGTGACAAGCGGAGCAACCGCCTCACTGGAAAACGGCTCACAAGCTGCAGCAATGGCTCCTGCTCCCACAGCTCAAGCGGCGACTGTAACGCCTGCACTTACTCCAGTACCGGCAATAGCGCCTGCTCCGGTTCCAGTAGTCCAAGAGCCTGCGGTTCCTGTGACACAGACATCGACTGCACCTCCTGCAGCTCCGGCACCAACGCAAGCGCCTACAGCGACGCCAAGGCAAGCACCTACAGCAGTACCTACCGTTGCGCAAACCTACACGCTTGATCAGCTGGCGGTCGCAGCAACTCAACTGGTAGACGCCGGGCGCAGGGAGGAACTGGTTGCCCTGCTTGGTCAGTTCGGTGTACAAGCCCTTACCGCGTTGCCGAAAGAGCAGTATGGAGCGTTTGCCACGGCGCTGCGGCAGATGGGGGCGAAAATATGACAACCGTACCCGTAGCTGGCGAGAGAGCACACGCGTTGCTCTCCGCCAGTGCCGCTCACCGGTGGCTGCATTGCACGCCAAGTGCCAGACTTGAGGAATCGTTCCCGGACACGGAGTCCGAAGACGCTCGCAAAGGTACGCTGGCGCACGCGATTGCCGAGCTTAAGCTGCGCAAGCATTTCATAGAGCCTATGGGTCCGAAAGCATTCAACAACCGACTGAAAAAGCTCAAAGAAGATTCGTTCTTCGAAGAAGAGATGCTACGGCACACGGACACCTATTTAGAATATGTCCAGGGTATCGTACACGGATTCACAGTGCCGCCGTATATAGCCATTGAAAAACGGCTAGATTACAGTGCCTACGCACCGGAAGGTTTCGGCACTGGTGACTGCATCATTATCGGTGGGAATACGCTCTTTATCAACGACTTCAAATACGGAAAAGGCGTTCCGGTATCAGCCGTAGGCAACCCGCAAATGCGTTTGTACGCGTTGGGGGCCTACATGGAGTACAGTTTCCTGTATCCAATTGAGCGGGTACGTATGGCGATCATCCAGCCCCGGCTAGACGACATATCCGAAGATGAAATATCGATCACTGAGCTCCTTGCTTGGGGCGAATCGATCAAGCCAATCGCGCAGATGGCATTCAACGGCGAGGGCGAGTTTGTTGCCGGTGACCATTGCCGATTCTGCCGGGCACGGTATACCTGCCGGGCACGGAAAGAACATTACGACCCGCTTGAAGATTTCAAACGGATGAAACCGCCTTTGATTTCCAACGAAGAGGTCGGTCAAATCCTCGAACGGGCCCGAGGGCTTGCTAAGTGGGTGTCCGATCTGGAGGAGTACGCATTGGCCGAATGCCTCAAAGGCAACGAAATCCCGGGTTGGAAAGCCGTCGAAGGGCGAGGCTCTAGGCAGTATGTTGACCAGGACGCTGCGTTTGCAGCACTCAAGGCGGCGGGTATCGACGAAGCGGTATTGTACGAGCGTAAGCCGCTGACCGTCGCCCAGGTTGAAAAGGTACTCGGTAAAGCGGAATACCGAAAACTGCTGGAGGAACCAGGACTCGTCAAAACGGAACCCGGCAAACCGACTCTTGCGCCAATTACGGACAAACGAGAACCGATTACACGTCCAACCGCTGCAGACGATTTTCAAAATTTACACGGAGGTAACGAAGAATGAGTAATGATCCGAAACGTGTTGTAACTGGAAAAGTAAGACTGAGCTATGTTCATCTTTTCACACCGTATGCAAACCAAAACGGGGGAGAGCCAAAGTACAGCGTCACGCTGTTGATCCCGAAAACAGATATCGCGACCAAGCAGCGAATCGACGCAGCTATTCAGGCGGCGATCCAAGACGGAGTAGCATCAAGCTGGAACGGGGTACGGCCGCCGCAAATCCATCTTCCAATCCATGACGGGGATGGTCCGCGCCCGAGTGACGGAATGCCATTTGGTGAAGAATGCAAGGGCCACTGGGTGATGACGGCTTCATCCAAAGCCAATCAAAAGCCAGAAATTGTGGATCTGAATCTCAACCCGATCATTAATCAATCCGAAGTGTATTCTGGCATGTATGCTCACGTTTCGGTTCGGTTTTTCGCCTATAACGCCAGTGGGAAAAAAGGCATTGGTTGCGGTCTTGGCAACGTTCAGAAGGTGGAAGACGGAGAACCGCTCGGCGGCCGTACTTCTGCTGCTGCCGATTTCGCAAGCCTGGCAGCAACCACTTCGCAGGCTCCGGCTTATACAGGTCAACCTGCCTATCCACCGCAGCAAGGATACGGAACTTCACAGCAACCAGCTTATGGTCAACAACCAGCTTACGGACAACAGCCGGCATATCCGCAACAAGGGTACGGACAACAACCTCCTGCCTATCCGCAGCATCAACCTCAACAGTTTGATCCTATAACCGGCAAACCGCTTAACGGCGGGATCATGGGATTATGAGACATCTGAGCATCGACATTGAGACGTTCAGCAGCGTCGACATTCAAAAAGCGGGACTGTACAAATACGTGCAGTCCCCCGATTTTCAAATCCTTTTGTTTGCTTACTCCTGGGATGGTGGTCCAGTGCAGATCGTCGATTTGGCGCAAGGCGAGCAGATGCCGCTGGAGATCGTTTACGCACTGGCCGACTCGAACGTTATTAAGCACGCCTACAATGCATCGTTCGAGTGGTATTGCTTGAACAAGTTCTTCTATTCGCCGATTGAACAGTGGCGCTGCACGATGATTCATGGTCTGTACTGTGGATACACCGCGGGACTGGCGGCGACCGCTATCGCTTTGGGCTTGCCCGAAGACAAACGCAAAATGAGCGTTGGCTCTGCGCTGATCCGCACGTTCTGCGTGCCATGCAAACCGACGAAATCAAATGGCCACCGCACACGCACGCTGCCGCACCACGAGCCTGAGAAATGGCAGCTTTTCAAAGAGTATTGCCGGCAGGACGTGGTCACGGAAATGGAGATCGAAAGACGATTATCGGCGTTCCCGGTTCCGGAGCAGGAGCAGCGACTTTGGGAATTGGACCAACGGATCAATGCATATGGCGTGGCCGTGGATATGGACGTCGTTGAAGGGGCGCTGCATGTTGACGAAGTTGTCACGCGTGAGCTGATGGAAGAGGCAGTCCGGTTATCCGGATTAGAAAACCCCAAGAGCGTGAAGCAATTGACTAAATGGCTGACTGAGGAGATCGGTGAGGAAATTAACAATCTGCAAAAAGGTACTGTATCAAAGCTGATTGAATCGGTCGACGAAGGAAGAGCAAAGCGTGTGTTGGAAATTCGGCAGGAGCTCTCCAAAACGAGCGTCAAGAAGTATCAGGCCATGCGAAAAGCGGTTTGCAGTGATGGACGGATCCGCGGGCTTTTGCAATTCTACGGAGCAAACCGTACCGGCAGATGGGCCAGCCGACTGGTGCAGATACAAAACCTTCCTCGAAATTACCTTGAAACTCTTTCACATGCGCGGGAGCTTGTCAAAGGGCGCAAAGTTGATGCGCTGAAACTGATATACGGAAACGTGCCGGACACACTTTCCCAGCTGATCCGGACCGCATTCGTCCCATTGCCCGGCCATGTGCTGGTTGTCGCGGACTTTTCTGCGATCGAAGCAAGAGTGTTGGCATGGTTGGCCGGGGAGCAGTGGAGGCTGGACGTATTTAACAGCCACGGCAAAATTTACGAGGCATCGGCGTCACAAATGTTCGGGGTGCCTCTTGAATTAATCGCGAAAGGAAATCCGGAGTACGAATTGCGGCAGAAAGGTAAAGTAGCGGAACTGGCCCTCGGCTACCAGGGCGGTCCCGGAGCTCTTATTTCTATGGGAGCGCTCGATCAGGGACTGACCGAAGACGAGCTGCCGGACATCGTGCGGCGGTGGCGGTCCGCCAACAAGCGTATCGTTGACCTATGGTACAGCGTTGAGAATGCGGCGTTAGATGTCATGCGTACAGGGCAACCGGTCGGTATTCGCGGGCTCATCCTGGCGCGAGAAGGTGACTACGGCACGCAGCAGGATTTCCTGACGATCACGCTGCCAAGCGGGCGCAAACTGTTTTACGTAAAGCCGTTCTTACATCAAAACGAATCGGGCAAAGAAGCGCTGCATTATCACGGCATAAACCAGAAAACCCGCAAGTGGGAGGTCATTCCGACATACGGGGGCAAGCTCGTGGAAAACATTGTGCAGGCCATTTCCCGGGATTGTCTGGCCGAGAGCCTGGTTCGGCTCGCAGTTGCAGGATACCAAACCGTCATGCACGTTCACGACGAAGTTGTCTTGAATGTGCCGGCAGACAACGCGGACTTAGACGCAGTGACAGAAATCATGGGTGCACCGATCAGTTGGGCGCCCGGGCTGCCATTAAAAGCTGCTGGATTCGTGACGGATTATTATATGAAGGATTAATGGAGGGGTATCTGTGAACTACGATATTCAACTTCGCAAAGCTTTTCAGCGTGTAATCTCAATGACGTATAAACAGTTTTGGAACTGGATGAATACGATCCATTCCGATGCCTACTTCAAGGCTGTAGATCACTACAAAGAAGCAGCAGAGATCGTACTCCCTCCAAGACTTCAAAAACCGCTTCATGAAAAAGCGAATGAAATCCGCGAAAAATGGGACGGAATGCAGGAGATCAAAATCGATTTTTCAGAGTTCGCATTGGATGACATCTTTATCCTGGTGCAAAAGGAAATGAACCGCGCAACCGGCATACATGGTGCAACATTTACAGACATTTCGCAAGCCAAGGAAACGATTGACGAGGAATATGCCGAAGTTTGGGAAGCGATTGAGCAGGGCGACCTGGATCATGCTCAAGAGGAAATCATACAGACGATCGGGGTTTTGGTGAAGTTGATTCGTTTTTTAGGAGGGACAAGCCAATGAAAAACGGAAAGAACCCGACGCGTAAGCAGAAAATCATGATCAAGTCGGCCGGATGGAACCCAGACAACTGGTTAGTCACTAAAGATACACCAAACGAAATGATCATAGTGCATCGGTATACGAATTCAGTAAAGGTTATTCGAAAAGGAGCGTAAGAAAATATTCCAAAGGAGGACTGTTAATCGTGGGTGTACCAATTCCCAACATCAAAAACGAAATGAAAGGCAGCGGACCTGGCCCAGTTATCGAATATAAACTTTCCCCAGAAGAGCTGACCAAGCTGCGTAGTGAACAAACAAAACCTCCAACTAACCAAAATGGTGAGGAACTCAAGAAACCTGTTGGTGTTCCAACGAAAAATAAATATCCACATATTACCAAAGAGTTTTTAGAAAAAGAATTCGCGGCCGGAAAATCAGCGACACAAGTTGAGAAAGAGCAGGGCATGCCAAGAGGAACAATTGGTTATTACATGAAAAAATTCGGCGTGAAAAGTCAATATGCTCCGGTGGCTAAACGGAAAGAAACTGATACAGATACGGATTCTACCGACCACCCGCACACTCCAACGCGAGAAGAAATCGAGGATATTTTCTCTTCAAATCCAGTCAACGAAGGCAAATTCGAGCAACTTGGACAACAGATCGGTGCTCTCGTAGACGAGAAAAACGCTGCATATGGGGATTCGTTCGCAAAGTGCGGTGAATTTCTGAAACTGCTGTATCCAAACGGCATCAAACCGGAGCAATATACCGATGCGCTTTGTTTGGTTCGGATCTTCGATAAGCAAATGCGAATTGCAACGAGTAAAGACGCTTTTGGAGAGTCGCCATATCGGGATATAGCAGGATATGGGCTATTAGGGCTAGCAAATGATCATCAAGCCGGTTGATTTGAAAAACGTAGAAGCCATAGCTTCTCCCCATGAAGGAGGATGGTAACCAATGAACAAACACGACCAAAACCGAAAAGACGCGCTCGTCCGGACGCTGTGCAAAGCCAAAGAACAGGCCGAAATTGCACGGTTATATCTTACGGTCAATAACCGAGATGAAGCTGACATCGCAGCCGCATCTCTAGCTCTTGAGCACATTGAAATCGCACTTGAACACTTAGGAGCAGCGGTACCTGCTACGTGAAAGGGTGAACGATATGATCAAACAAAAGCTAATCGAGAAATACGCCAAGAAATTCGCAGATACTCAAGACCGAATCACACAAGGCGTACACTACGCAGCTGACGGTTCGGTCGTCATGACGAACCGTCAATATCTCCTGTGCATCCGAAACGCGCATGACCTAGGGAGCCCAGTTACGTTGCACGCAAAAACAGGGCTGCCATTACAAGGCGAGTATCCAAAAGTGAGCAGAATTTTCCCTACAAGTTTCGACAATATGGCTCCAATTAAGTTTGACGAACTAAATCACGTCATTTTTCGCACGCGTTGCGCTGCGGATGTCGCCTCCAGAATCGACAAAAAACACCCAACGGTCATGCTGACGGCAACAAACGGAGCGGCCTATTTACAAATCCGAAACGAGGAACATCAACTTGAATTTTCAGCCTTTTTCGGAAACACACAGAAAACTGAACCGTCAAAGCGGACATTGAACGCGGAATATCTGCACACGGCGTTATCGGTATTCGGTGATGCCGCTTCACCTGCCGTATATGTGAAATTTCGAGGCCCGCTTGAGCCTATCGTGCTGACGGACGAACAGGATATCGAGGTTTTGATTTTGCCGTATAGAATGCCGCAGTGAAAGGGTGATGGACGGCTGTGCTTAACGATAGATTACTCATCATATCAGCCGCCGGCAGCCGCAAAGCAACGCACTGGCCTGCCCAAAAACTCTACTGGTCTGAGCTCGTTGAACGGCTGCGTACAGCGGTCCGCGGTACAGAAACGCTGGCGGAATACCTTAAACTGCCGAAGTCCCAGCAGGACGACCTCAAAGACGTTGGAGGCTTTGTGGCTGGTACTCTCGCAGGCAACCGGCGCAAAGCCAGCGCCGTCACCGGCAGGGACGTCATCACGTTGGACCTGGACAACATACCGCCGGGTGGTACAGCGGACGCACTGCGACGTCTGGACGCTCTAGGATGCGCCTATGCTGTTTACAGCACACGCAAACATGAGGAGGCCAAGCCGCGGCTCCGCGTGCTTGTGCCCCTCAATAGAACCGCCACAGCGGACGAGTATGAGCCGTTAGCGCGCAAGCTGGCGGCAATTATCGGGATAGAACTGTGCGATCCGACGACGTTTGAGGCCTCCAGGCTCATGTACTGGCCGAGCTGCTGCGCGGACAGTCAATACGTCTTCCAGTTTAGTGACAAGCCGTTCCTGGACGCAGATGGGCTATTGGCGATGTACGCCGACTGGCGCAACGTAGCCGAATGGCCGCAGGTGCCTGGCGTGCAGCAGACGCATGTCAAGTTGGCTGCCAAACAAGGAGATCCAACGGCCAAGCAGGGAGTCGTCGGTGCTTTTTGCCGGCAGTACGACATTTATCGGGCTATGGAGACATTTTTGCCCGGTGTATATACGCCAACAGACGACGGATCCGGGCGATTCACCTATACCGGCGGCAGCACGACCGGTGGGGCGATCGTGTACGATAATGGCCAGTTTCTATACTCCCATCATGCGACCGATCCTTGCAGCGGACGCCTGGTCAATAGCTTCGACCTGGTCCGGCTGCACAAATTCGGCGAGCTGGACGACGACGTGAAGCCGGACACGCCGACGAACCGGCTGCCGTCGTTCACGGCCATGTGCGCCTTTGCCCTGCAGGACGCCGGCGTAGCGACGCTGCTTAATCAGGAACGATATGAGCGAGCCGTACAGGACTTCGGCAATCTTCCGGCGGGAGAAGAGGAAACAGCGAACTGGATCAGCAAATTGCAGGTCAGCACGACGACCGGTCTGCCTGCAAAGACGACGGACAACATCCTGATCATCCTCGAGCATGATCCATTGTTGAAAGGCAAAATCGCTTACGACGAATTTGCGGTACGCGGGATGGCGATGGGGGCGCTGCCCTGGGATCCGCGTCCGGAGCGCAGGCAATGGACGGACGTGGACGACGCCGGCTTGCGGCACTACCTCGAGCGAACGTACGGGATCACCGGCAAGGAGAAGATCCTGGATGCCGTGGCCCTCTGTGCGCACAGACATTCGTTTAACGAAGTTCAGGAGTGGTTAAAGAGTCTCCAATGGGACGGCGTGAAGCGAGTTGATACACTGCTGATCGATTACCTGGGCGCAGCCGACACGATATACACACGCGCAGTCAGCCGCAAAGCGATCGTCGCTGGAGTGGCCCGGGTGATGATGCCAGGCTGCAAGTATGACAATATGCCCATTTTGGCCGGGCCCCAGGGCATCGGAAAGAGCACATTTTTGCGGCTGCTGGGCCGCAAATGGTATTCGGACAGCTTGACGACATTCGAAGGAAAGGAAGCCTCGGAGCTCATCCAAGGCATTTGGATCAACGAAATCGGCGAGCTGAACGGCTTCAACAAGTCCGAGAACAATGCGATCAAGCAGTTTCTTAGCCGGACGGAGGACATTTACAGGGAGCCGTATGGCCGGCGCACGAAGAGCTATCCACGGCGAGGCGTCTTCTGGGGAACAACGAACGACAGCGAGTTTTTAAAAGACATGACAGGCAACCGGCGATTTTGGCCGGTGGATGTGGGTGTGCAGCCACCGACAAAAAGCGTGTTCACGCAGCTGGAGGATGAAGTGCCGCAGATTTATGCGGAAGCCTTCGTATATTGGCAGCTGGGAGAGCCGCTGTATTTGACTGGGGAGGCCGAAGAGCAGGCAAAAGTGCAGCAGGAGATCCACCGCGAAAGCAATGCGAAAGAAGGGATCATCCGGGAATTCGTTGAACGCCGGGTACCGATAGGCTGGGAAAAACGGTCGCTGAATGAACGGCGCATGTATTGGTCCAGCGAATTTGGCCGGGGAGACGTAGAAACGGTCGAACGGGACCGGATTTGTGCGGCGGAAGTTTGGTGTGAATGCTTCGGCGGCGACCTCAAGCAATTGCGCCGGTTTGAATCAATGGAGATTAATGGAATTCTGGCACGGTTGCCTGGGTGGAAAAGGTATAACGCAGCAATGCGATTCGGGCCGTACGGCCCTCAAAAAGGGTTTGTAAAAGTGTAACCTTCTCCTGTAACTTTCATTAATTTTGTAACTTTCTCCTGTAACTTTGTAACTTTGGAAATTATAAAAGTTACAGACAAAGTTACAACCGGAAAACCGCAATGCTACAAGGTTTTAATTATAAATGTAACTTTGTAACTTTCTATCTATTAAAAATAAAAAATAGAGAGAATAGAAGGTATAAGCATATACCTAATACGCCTAATGCGCCTATACGCGTATAAGGAAAGAGAAAATGGGTGTAAAGTTACCATCAAAATCCTAAGCGCTTGGGAAAATGATCGGAGGGTTGATCCGTGAGAGAACGCGACATCGAACAATACCTGCGCGAGCAGGTCAAAAAAGTAAAAGGGAAAGCATTCAAATGGGTCTCGCCTGGAAACGCAGGAGTACCTGATAGAGTGATCCTTTTTCCAGGGGGTAAGGTTGTATTTGCGGAGACGAAAGCCCCCGGTAAAAAACTAACCCCATTGCAAGAAAACCAAATTAGAAAAATCAAGGAGATGGGCTTCTCAGTTGTTGTAATCGACAGCAAGCAAGGCGTTGACGAGTTTATTAGGCAGTATTCAGGAGTGGAACTGCGGTGAAAATGTATCCCATCCAAGCCGAGATAGCAGGTCAAACATGGTACATTGAGATGTTTGCGGATACGCCGGAACAGGCGGTCGATGAAGGACGATGCAAGTTAGCCCGGATTGCCGGAGTGCCGATCAACCAAGTGTTGAACGCGCGAGTGGAGGAGCTGGTTATCGAATGAAGTTCGTACCGCACGCCTATCAGCGATATTGCATCAACCGCCTGCTGACGGACGAAGCACTTGGACTCTTTCTTGATATGGGTTTAGGCAAGACGGTAATCACGCTGACAGCCGTGAACGACTTGAAATACAACCGCTTCGCGATCAGCAAAGTGCTGGTGGTCGCCCCGAAAAAGGTGGCGGAGGCGACATGGAGCAAGGAAGCAGCGAAGTGGGATCATTTGCAATTGCTTCGGATCGTACCAGTGTTGGGTACGGAGGCAAAACGGATCAGAGCGCTGAACACGCCAGCAGACATTTACGTCATCAATCGCGAAAACGTACCGTGGTTGGTTGAATACTATCGGAACGCCTGGCCGTTCGACATGGTTGTGGTGGACGAGTTCAGCAGTTTCAAGAACCATCAGGCTAAACGGTTTAAAGCGCTGACGTGGGTGAGAAAGCATATCCGCCGTATCGTCGGATTGACCGGGACGCCGGCACCGAACGGGCTTCTGGATTTATGGGCCCAAATCTATTTGCTGGATCAAGGTGAACGTCTGGGCAAAACGATCGGTGGCTTTCGCGAACGATATTTTGAACCGGATCAGCGAAATAGGGATCACATTTTCAGCTACGCACCAAAGCCAGGCGCTGACGAGGTGATCCGGCAGCTGATCGGTGATATCTGTGTGTCGATGAAAGCTGAAGACTACCTGGAGCTGCCTGACTGCATCACGAATGTCGTGCCGGTTGTGCTGGATACAAAAGCAAAAGTAGCATACGAAAAGCTGGAACGCGAAATGCTGCTGCAGGTAGATGAGACGACAATCGATGCAGGCAGCGCTGCAGTGTTGACCAACAAGTTGTTGCAGCTTTGTAACGGAGCTGTGTATGACGAAGACCGAAACATTGTCGAGATTCACCGTTGCAAGATCGAGGCGTTCCTGGAGCTGGTGGAAGGTTTGAACGGAAAGCCGGCATTGGTATTCTACAACTTTCAGCACGATCTGGCGAGGATCAAGAAGGCACTGGCCGGATCCGGCCTCCGTGTCAGAGAGCTGAAAGGTCCGCAAGACGAGACGGACTGGAACGACCGTAAGATTGACATCCTGCTTGCCCATCCGGCCAGTGCGGCCTACGGATTGAATCTGCAGGAGGGCGGCAATCACGTGATTTGGTTCGGCCTGAACTGGTCGTTAGAGCTGTACCAACAGGCCAACAAACGGTTGCACCGGCAAGGGCAAACGGAGAAAGTGATTGTGCATCATCTGGCTGTGGAAGGCGGAGTTGATGAGGATGTAATGGCAGCGCTGGAAGACAAAAGCAGTACACAGGACCGACTGATGGATGCGCTGAAGGCGAGAATTGAGAAGGTGAAAGAGGGATAATCCCAAACGCTTGGGAATTTGAACAGGAGGTAGACGGCAAATGAATTTCGTCAAGCTTTATTACGACATCACGAAGGAAATCGAGATTTACGAGCTGCGGTTGATTGATCTCGAAGCGGAGCTGAAAGCGGCTCGAAAGCTTTGCTTTTCCGGTCAGCTGCCGTCCGATCCGATGCCGGTGCACGTTCCGCTGGACAAAGCGTTGGAGCAATACGACGCTGTTGTGGCCAAGATTAGAGAGGTATCCGATCACTTGGCGCAAAAGAAACTGATCCGCCAGCGGATCGAGCAGAACATACGGGATTTCCAGGGAATCGAGTACCGAGTGGCGTATATGCGGGATATCGAGGGGAAACCGCTGTATCAAATTGCGGATGAGTTGGGTTATTCATATAGCTTTATCAGCAAGATCAGCAGTCGGATTCGTAAGAGTGCAAAAAGAGTGAAAGATAAAGTTGCAAAAACCTGATATACTGGAATCGTAAAAATATGCACACAAGCGAGTCGTCCAAAAACGGGCGGCTCTTTTTATTTGGAGGGCAGGCATGGCAGTGGGTGAAATGACAATTGAGCAATATCGCGAGTATACCAAAGCGAAGAAATCTATAAAACCGAAGCAGCCGGAAAAATGCCGCGGCTGCATTTGAGGCCAGTGGTGCGGCACGAAGCAGTATTGCAGCCGACAGATATGTGTGAAAGATGTCTGATCGATACTCTGGCTTCCTCCGAACATGGCCGCTCTCAGGTGAGCGTCGGTGGGAAGTGGGAAACCGGGGCGGAACATCTACGGCAACCTGAAGTTTTTGGCGTTTTCCATAGTCCTTTCCCAAGCCCATGGTATAACCCAAAAGTAGAATACAGCAATAAGAATGGCAGAACCAACAAGTACGAATATCGTACCGGGGATTGATAAGGGTTGTTGCTTATTTGATCGGCG